GCTCTAGTTCCTAGGAACGATTTGGCTAAGTCTGCCACTGAGGCAAACAAAACTGCTGGAGCAGCTCTACTGACCTCTGATCTTCTTCGTAAGATGGCGGCTGCGTTCTCCTCTAGGGGCCATATATGCTTCCTTGTCTCTCAAGTAAGATCATCAATTAAGATAAATCCATACGAGAAGGGCGACCCGAAAGTAACTAACGCAAGCGGAGGAAACGCTGCTTTACATTATTCAGATTGGATTCTTGAGTTCCAACAGCGCTGGAATAAGGATCTTATCTATGCTAACGCTAAGGGAGAAGGCAATCCAGTTGGTCATTGGTGCAAAATCATCTTCAAAAAGACTCCCAATGAAAAGTCTGGAAGAGAAGTTCGTTATCCGATTAAGTATGGACGATCTAATGGATCGAGCGTGTGGGTGGAGTATGAAATCGTTGATCAGCTTTTAGCGTGGGAGTTTGCCCATGCCAAGGGTGCTTGGATAACTATTACAGATGAGCTTATCAAAGAGCTAGCCGACAACAACATCGAAATGCCTAAGCAACATCAAGGAGAAGCCAATTTAAAGAGCTTCCTTGAGGAGCATCAGGATATTACGAAGTATCTATTTGATAAGTTCATTAGCGCTTTAAAGAAGTGAAACTGTATAATATATACGGTAAAGCTGTAAGCAAAAATGTTTCTCAGTATCTGGTAGACTGGGACGCCGCCTCTCGCTCCAAGGTTCAGTTTAACACAAAACAGTTTCTTAAAAAATACTGGAAGAATCATATAGTTTATGAGGAGTTTCCTGTGTTCGGGTCTAGATTAAAGGTAGATATAGTTAATGCTACTTTAAGAATAGCTGTGGAAGTTCACGGCAAGCAGCACTCTGCTTACAATAAATTCTTCCACGGAGACTCTAGGCTCAACTATTTAAAATCAATCAAAAGAGATGTCGCTAAAGAAAAGTGGCTGGTTTTAAATAAGTTTCAGTTGGTTGAAGTTTACGAAAACGAAGTAAAAGACTTGTCGGAGCAGTTTTTCAAAGACAAATTTAATATCAATCTTTAATGGCCATTTATTCTCTCCAAGTAGAAAAATACGTATTGTCTGGTCTAATTAGGCATCCAACTTCTTTCGCAGATGTTGAATCTTTTATCAGTGACAGTGACTTTATTAATGAGGTTCATTATACTATCTTTTGCGTTTTTAAAGAGACGTTCAATAAAGGCGAGTCAATTGATAAGGTTTTAATTTCTCAGAAATGTAAGAACCTTGGCATCACATTCAAGGATCAATCTATTGATATATTTAATTATGTCAACAGTATTTGCCTTGTGCCGACTTCTCAGGAAGGAGTAATTGAAGGTTCTAAAGAGCTTCTCAAACTCAGGATTAGAAGAGAGATAGAGCAGACTGGAGACGATATTAAAAAGTTTGCTAATTCATGCGCAGAAAAACAAATCGAAGAAATAATAACCGAATCAGATAAAATTTATAATAACAAAATTTGTGTTTACGCTGCCGAGAATAATAAGCCAGAAGACATTACAGCTAATGTAATAGAAATAATTGAAGAGCGCGGAAACAATCCAGTTCAAGATACTGGATTAGTTACTCCCTATAAAAACTTCAATCGTCTTTACGGAGGCATCCGTCCCGGCAATATATATGCATGGGTAAGCAGACCTAAGCATGGCAAATCAACCATATTGAACGATCTAGCCATTAAGGTCACAACTATGAACAAAGGATGCCGAGCGCTTGTTCTAGACACTGAAATGTCCACTGTAGACATGAAGTTTAGAATAGCCTCGTCTATTACCGGTATTTCTGTTTGGCACTTAGAAACTGGTAACTGGAAAAAGAATGCTAATCTATTCCAAAAATTTGAAGAAAGCAAAAGCAAAATTAAAGCTCTTAGCAATCAAGTAGATCACCTTCAAGTAGCTGGAAAGCCAATTGAAGAAGTGGCATCTATCGTTAAGCGCTGGTATTTCTCAAAGGTCGGTCGCGGAAATCAATGCGTTATTATTTATGATTACATTAAGCTCACTGGTGAATCTGATAAAAATAAGCAAGAGTATCAACTAATTGGTGATAAAGTCAATGCCCTTAAAGAGCTTTGCTTGGAATTGAATGTCCCGATTCTGACAGCTTGCCAGCTAAATAGAAGTGCAGAGAATGGTGTAGATGACAGCAGCGCGATTTCTCAGTCTGATCGATTGCAATGGTATGCTTCTTTTGTTGCTATTTTTAGACGCAAGAGCGTAGAAGAGATTGCTGATGATGGTCCAGAATTTGGTTCTCACAAACTAATTCCACTAGCCACTCGTTTTCAAGGAAAAGACTCCGCTGGCCACCATGATCTTGTTAGAATCAAAGAGGGCAAAAAGATTAAATATGCCCCGAATTATATAAGTTTTAATATCAACAATTTTAATGTTGAAGAAACTGGCACTTTAGAAGACATTATATCCGCCAAGTCATTACGACCTGAACTCGACGACTCTGGCGATGGAGAAGTGTTATGAATGACTGCGAATCTGTAAGACAGATATTAAATGATATCGGCTATACCCTTGTCGATCACGGCAGAGAGTATAGAACCAGACCTCTCTATAGAGATTCCGGTAACGATAACGTTTTAAGAATTTGGAAAAATTCTGGGCAATGGGTAGACTTTAAAGAAAATATTAGTGGATCTATTGAAGACCTTGTAAGGCTGACTCTTAAGCTCAAAAATATAGACGAAGCAAAGAAGTGGATTTCTGAAAAAGGAATAGACACTTCTCGATCTGAAGACAATCAACAAAAAGTAACAACTAGCCAAACAACTATTTTTGACAAGTCTTTACTTATAAAGCTTTCGAGAGACCATTCTTATTGGGAAAATAGAGGCATCTCTAGTCAAACTATTATTCCATTCCAATCTGGCGTTGCGTCTACTGGAAAAATGTTCAATAGATATGTTTTTCCTATATTCAATTGCAAGGACGAAATAGTTGGATTCGCCGGAAGAGATATATCTAAAATGAGTTTAGAAGGAAGGCCAAAGTGGAAACTGATTGGAGACAAGAAAGAATGGGCATTTCCGCTGAAAGTGAATTCCAAAGACATAAAAAATTCTAAATTTATTATTCTTGTAGAGAGTATCGGCGACATGCTAGCTTTGAGAGAGAACGGAATTAATAATTCTATAGTTTCTTTTGGCTTGAATCTTTCTCCAAAAATTATATATTCACTTATAGGTTACAACCCAAAGAAAATAGTAATAGCGTTCAATGACGACAGCTTCAATAACGCAGCTGGAAATATGGCGGCAGAATCCGCCAAACAAAGGCTTTTAAATTACTTCGACTCTAATCAAATAGAAATCAAACTTCCATTTGGAGCAAAAGATTTCGGAGAAATGCATTTAAAAGATAGATCTCTTATCGGTAATTGGTATAATTCAATTCAATGATCACCACTGAAAAAATAAAGCTTAGCGCCAGCAAAATCAAAACCGCTGAAGGCTGTAGCTGGCTTTACTACACAAAATATGTTCTTAAACTACCAGACATCTCTAATTCCGGGGCGTCTAGAGGAACAATTTGTCATTTAATTTTTGAGCTTCTTTTAACAGACAGACACAAGAAATATTTCGAAGACTTATGTTCGGGCAAAGCTGGCGTAATTAAAAATCCTTGCATCCACAGATTGATTTTAAAAAATGCAAAGAAACTCAAAGTCGACGATGAAGAAAATTTGGATCTTATTTACATGATGATTCAAACCGGCCTTCAAAGTGATTTTTTTTGCAACGGATCTCTTTTAGTAGAAGCCGAGTCAGAATTTAAACTAGAAGAAGATGACTATATCATAAATGGATTTATTGATAAGCTAGCGAAATTTAATGATAAAGAATATAAGATTTACGATTATAAATCAAGTAAAGCTAAATTCTCTAAAGAAGAAATAGACTTTAATTTGCAAAATTTAATGTATTCTTTGGCTGTATTTAAAACAAAAGGATACATTCCGACTGTGTCGTTTATATTTTTAAAATTCAAAAAGCAACCTATACAACAGGCCCCTACGCCCACGCAAGAACAGCTAGAAGGATTTAAGACTTATTTGAGTTACATAGCTGGATATATATCTTCTTTCGACGAAAAGAAAGCCTTAGAAAATCTTGCCGCCAAATCTTTTAAGAAGAAATGGATGTGCGGCAGCGACGTGGAAGGAAAATGGATCTGCCCGTCTAGACTGCCAGCAACATTTTACATAGGCTCGGACGAGAAAGATAAATTTATTAAATCTTCATTCAATAAAGAATTGTTGTTGAAAGACCCCAAGGTAAAATTAATAAATAAAAAAGAATACAAGGGCTGCCCATTTTGGAGCAAAGATACCTTGACTTTTTGATTGACTTTCTCGGGAAAGCAGCCACACTTAAGCGTGTACTCGGCTGTCCCTTTATTTAAATCCCATTATAGCCTTGGCAAATCTGTGCTCACCCTGTCTAAAGCAGGGTCCAGCGACTCAGACGAGCCAAGCTCTATCGTTGACATCGCAAAGAAACTCAACCTGGACAAAGTGCATCTTGTTGACGACTCTATCTCTGGATTACTAGAGGCTTACAAGTCTTGCGAAGACGCAAAGCTAAACTTAAGATTTGGATTGCGCTTAACAGTTTGCGATGATATCGATAATAAGACTGCCGAATCTAGAGAAAAAGAACACAAAGTAATTATCTTCTTGTCGAGATCAGAAGGGTATCAAAACTTGATCAAGATATCTACTATCGCCAGTACAAATGGATTTTACTATTACCCAAGAATAGACTGCAAAAATCTTAAAGAACTTTGGAGTAAGGAAAATCTTTTGCTTTGCATTCCTTTCTACGATTCTTATGTATTTAAGAATAACCTGACATATAGCGTTTGTATTCCTGATTTTAGTTTTTGCGATCCCACTTATTTTGTAGAGGATAACAATTTGCCATTTGATGAAATTCTTAAATCGAAAGTCGAAGAAATTGTCTCAGACAAACAATTGGCAGTCAAAACACAGTCTATCTATTATGAAAACAAAGAAGACTTCTTGGCTTACCTTACGTTTAGGTGCATCTCTGAAAGAACTACTTTGAGCAAACCTAATCTAGACCATTGCTCTTCAAACGAATTCTGCGCCGAGTCATTCAAGGAAAAATATGGAAAATGAACTACTGAGATTCGACAAGTCTAAAAAGATTGTCTTTATCGACTGCGAAACATTAAATCTGTGTCTTAATTTTTGCCAAAATCTTCCTTGGCAAGTCGCCATGCTAGGCACTGTAGGAGGCAAAAAAATAGATGAGCGAGATTTCTTGATTAAATGGGATACTAATCTTAAGATATCTGAAGATGCTAGACGAATCACAAGATATCCGGAACAACTTATCCAAACAACTGGCAAGAAATTTGACGATATCTTTGATACTGTTAGGGATTGGCTTGACAATAGCGACTACATTGTTGGCCATAACATTCTTGGTTTCGATCTGTATCTTATAAAAGAGATGTATTTGCTTAAAGGATTGCGAGCGAATCATTTGGTTAATAAAATTTTAGATACTAATTGCTTGGCTAAGGGAATCAAATATGGAATTCCTAAGATGCCGAAAGAGACTCCCATTGAATATCAATATAAATTACTTCATACTTACAGAAAAGGCATAAAAACTAATCTTACAGCTTTGGGCAAAGATTATAATATAGATCACGACTATGATAATTTGCACAATGCAATTGTTGATTTGGATTTGAATTTGAAAGTCTGGAATAAAATTAAATTTCAAGTAGAGATATGAATAATTTTAATAGCTGTTTTACTGATTTTAAGTTGCCATTATATGGCGTTAGACTTCCTGAATTCAATATCGAAAGCCGTCTTAAGAAAGAGTACGGCCTAAAAGAAGAATCTTCCAACTACGACTTCTTGATGCAGGTGTGCAGGGCTAATTTTAAAAAGCTAAACATAGCTAAAGAAGACTTCCCTAAATATTCTGACAGAGTAAAATATGAACTTGAGACCATTAAAGAGCTTGGATTTCTTGACTATATTCTTCTGGTTTGGACTGTTATTAACTACTGTAACGAAAATTCCATACCTGTCGGCCTTGGGCGCGGTTCTGCTGCTGGT